TGGAAATTGCACGTTGTGAAGCAGCATATCTGCGCGGTGAAAGAGTTTACGCAGTTGCAAAGGCGTGTAAGAAAGATGAAATACTTGCCAAGGAGAAGTGCCGTATATTTTATGGAAATTCAATTGCATTGACATTTTTAGTGAGAAGATATTTCTTACCACTTGTGCGTGTGTTAATGATGAATCCATTGAAGTCTGAATGTGCAGTTGGAATTAATTCTCACGGACCAGAATGCGACCAAATGATGAAATACTTACGCTCCAAAAATCAAGATAGATTTTTGGCAGGCGATTATAGTAAGTTTGATCAGAAATTGCCAGCTCAAGTGCTGTTTGCTGGTTTGCGCATTTTGATTGATTGTGCGTGTAGATGTCCAAATTACACCGCCAATGATATATGTGCGATGAAGGCTATGGCTGGAGATTTGGTATATTCAGTAATTGCCTTTGATGGTAATCTAATTGGTTTGACGAGTGGAGGACACATTAGTGGTAATCCATTGACTGCGGTGTTGAACAGCATTTGCAATAGCCTGAATATGCGATGTTGTTTCTTTACAATTTATCCGGAAGCACAGGATTTTCGCGAAGCTTGTGCGTTGATCACGTATGGCGATGATAATGCTGGTTCAGTCGATCCACAATATTCTGATTTTAATATTAAGAAATGTTCTGAAGTATTAGCTAGGTATGGCCAGGTTTACACGATGCCCGATAAAGAGAGTGAGATGGTTGATTTTATATCCGTCGATGATCTTGAATTTTTGAAACGGAAAACGGTCTACCATCCTGCGTTAGGTTGCGAAGTTGGTGCATTGTCGGAGGATTCATGTTTTAAAATGTTGCATTGTTTTTTACGTGAGAAAAATTCACCTTTGTCTGAGGTGGAAGCTTGCGCACTGAATATTGACACTGCATTAATGGAGTGGTTCAATCATGGACAAGCTATATATGAGAAGCGTCGGGACGAGATGAAAGATGTAGCCCGGTTAGCCAAATTAACAAATTTGTGTACACAATTGCATGTTACATATCAAGATAAAGTTGATCAGTGGCACGAGAGGTATGATCCTCATTCTGGTGAGGAAGAGGAGTTGCCAATTCGACCATTATACGTTAAAGCCTTTACTGATATTCCATTGACTGCTGTGTCGATGGACGCCCCACTCATACATAATATGGTTGGGGAAGTTGATTTGATCTTTATGTCTACTCATATGGGTATCCACCACATGTTGTTCTTGGAGATTAAAGATTCATTGTTGGCATCAGCAAGGAGCAAGGGTCGCAAGCAATTGCGTAGATTGTGCTACGCAGCGGCGGTATTGAATCCGTCAATATCATATGCCGGTGTTTTGTTGTCCCCCCAGGGTTATGAACCTGTGACCATGTCTGGGCATGATGGTTATTGGGAGGATATACGTTTACCCTTTTCGATGTGGCGTGACGTAAGAGAGTATGAGAACGCTGAT